CCTAAGTCCTGAGCCATTTTCTGAAGATTAGCTTTGCCTTTCTTGGCATCAACCTCGACTCCAGCTTCTTCTTTCAACTTCTTAGCAATTTCTGATGCAGTCAGCTTAGTCTCTGGTGCTTCTACCAGTTTAAGTACGCCAGCTTGGAACAAGTGCTTAGCAGGCTTTTCAAAGGCAGCCCACAGCTCATCATCAAACTTCATAGTAGACAGTGCAGGTACAGTGATGCGGTCAGCAGCTTTACCTTTAACTCTCTTAGCGATGATGCTCACATTGCGCTGGGATTCGTTACGTACTTTCATGTATTCTCCTATTGTACCCTATGTTTAAGGTCGATTAAAATTTCTTTATTGTGCTTGACATTCTCATCTAATCTGATGAGTGTATCTCGCATCTCAAGGGTAAGTTCATCAACTTCTATCCCTTGATCCTCTAGTATGACTTGCTCTGCAATAGTGGCTTGCATTCCAAGTACCATTGAGTACAGGAACATTAGCGAGACAGCTATTGCAGAGACAACACCAACCAGAGGCTCCCTGATGATAAGCTTTGTCAGCTCTATCATTGGGTAACCTCCTTCTTAATGGTTTAGATGCCGTAGCGGAAGCTCACAGCTTGAGGACGGATAACTTCCAGACCAGCGAATCTGCCGTAGCAATTGATCTCGAATTCCAGACCTTTGTACTGAACAGGCAGGTGGATGTAAGGGAAAGGCTCACGAACACGCAGGTTGTCCATCTTGTTTTCCATTACAATGAAGCCTTCAGAGCCACCAGCAGGGCCGGGAACAGCACCGAACACACCAGCCAGTTCATTAACAGGCTTGATCTGATCTTTAGAGGTGATGAACTCGTTGTTAGCCAAGAACCAGTTCAGGATGCTGGTGTCAGACTGCAGAGAACGTGGAGTGTTCATGATGTACTGGTACTTAGAAACACTCATCAGAATCATGTTCGGACGGTGGATCATCTTGGTATCAGCAAACATGTCTGCACAGGCGTCAGTCAAGTCAGCGATGACCTCATCAGGAGTCTTGTCAACACCCCAAACGGTAGAGTTAGTACCGCCAGCAGCAGCAGCTACTTGGGTGTTAGGGATAGTGCTCCAAGGGCCATTGGCAGGACCACCAAACAGACCAGAGATCTTGTTGTCAGCGTCACCGAACCAGATCAGCTGGTTGATACGCTCTTCATAAGCACGACGAGCAGCTTCGGCTTTACGTGCGTCCAAAGGCATGCCAGTCAGACGAGCAGCAGCCAGTTCTTGACGAGAGTAGCCGTAAGCGTTACCAATGGTGCGAACGTCAATGGTGTATTCCTTACCATCAATGTCAGCGCGAGGCAGGTCAGTTGCTTTACCAGCAATGACATGGGCCTCACCACGCTTGTCGTATGAACGGTAAGTGATCTGGTTAATACCTTCACCACCTTCGGTGTTCAGCTCGAAGCAAGAACGGCCCATCAGTTCTGGATAGAGAACATCATAGGACTGAGCTTGGATATACTCAAGCTGACGCTGGAAGAATACGCCTTCATCATCGTTAGTGATGACGTTCTGGTTCATCAGATTAACGATGGCGTCACTCAGTACTACATCTTCGGTCTCGCCAGTAGGCAGGCCAGCATCGTCACGGAGTGCAACAGTTACAGTTTTAGACATTTGAAAAATTCCTTAATATTACTGAAGAGGGCCTTGCCAGCCCTCCTAAGATCTTAAATATCTTATACGATATCAATACGTGCTTTAACAACTTCACCAACTTGGCCGCTCTCAACGAAGCGTACGTTGGTAGAGGCAGTCTCACCGGCACCAGCAGCAGCACCACCAGCGAATGCGCCAGTAGCATCAACTACGTTAGCCAGCTCACCAGCTACAGCAGCGCGCTCGGTAACTTCTACCAAGATGAAGCCTTCACGCAGGATGGATGCAGACTCACCTTCAACGTAGGTGGTAACACCATCAGATGGGCGGTTGGCAGCTTCGTGGTTCAGTTCACGCATGGAGATAGCGAATACTACACCAGCGTCATGACCAACTACTACGTCTTTGTCAGCAGTACCTTTGGTCAGAGCCAGACCGAAACCCAGAGAGGCGGCTTCAACACGGCCAGTTTGAGTTACGCGAGGGGCAGAATCGTACAGGTCACCAGCGTAGCCTTTGCCAGTGTAGATGTTGTAATCTTGAATAGGCATTTACTTATTCCTTGTCTTTCTTAGTTTGACGCTCAATCATACGCTTACGGGCTTTTGATGCCTGATCTTCGTACTTAGTAGGAGCATTATCTTTGGTTAGGTGGTCAGCCAGCAAGCTTCCCATAGGGGTTTCTCGACAGCCTTCCTCACAAAGGATATCATATCGAGCGTTAACGTATGAGTCGTCCTTATCTTCCAAGTCCAGCTTAGGATACTTGGCAGCAACAACAGCACGTTTGATATCGCCAGCACCCATGCCAGTGAAATCTTCAATGTCGGTCAATTCTCTGGCCTGAGTAACAACATCAGACAGTTCCTTAACCCTAGCGTCCAACTCATCTTGGAACTGTTCGGCCTGTGCATCGAATTGAGCTTTCAACTCTTCGTGTGCATCTTTAATGGCCTGAGCAGCGCTCTCAGAGTCTGCCAACATAACTTTCAGAGACTCTACCTCTGCCTTAGCAGTGTCAAGCTCATCTTGCAGTTGGACTTCTTTTGCCTCTCCGTTACCCTCTTCAGCTTCATCCTTAAGCTCGGGAGATGGATCACCTCCTTCTTCTGCCTCATCAGCAATGCGGCAAGAGCTGCCAGCACGGCCTTTAGAGACAATTGCAATATGATTTGCACGAATATTGGTTTGACAAATGTTACCCTCTTCATCTACTACGAGATCACAGGTATAACCTGCAGAGAGTTCTTCAACGCCTTCTTCCAAGGCATCAATAGCTTTCTGGTTAGACAGCACTAAGGTACCAGTTAAGGTATCCTCGTCACGCACTGGCATACCTTCCAGCATACCAACCTGATACTCACCTGCATTCTCAGCAGTTACTTGAACTTCAGGGTGGCCCAAGGTTACAGGTGCAGATCTGAAAGAGGACATAGAATCCTCATCAAATACTGCATCTTCTTTGCGGTGTACTTCAACGATTTCAGATGGATCACGATCAGCCAGTCCGAGCTGACCAGCAGAATACTTCTGAATTCCAGTACGAGCAAACGCGCAAGGTACAATCATCATACCTGAATCAGTCATCTTACGACTGGTAGGTACTGCAATAGTATCTTGCAAGCTAACTTTCAATAGCCCTTTACCCATTGCTTACTCCGGTTGTTGTGTTATTACTGGGAGCCTCTCCCAATTTTGCATCTTCCTGTACAATACCTGCTTTAATTATAGCATCAAGTGCAGATTGCCTATCTAGGATGCCAGAGTCAGTCAGTTTTGCCATAAGCTCTGCTGTGAACTTGTGGCGTTCTTGCTTCTGATATGCAGATTCTGGGAAGATACAGTTCCACTCATATTTGAAATCCTCAAGAGGTAAACCAAAGTGAGCGGCTAGAAGTTTATCAACGACCTTAAGCCTGCAGTCGAAGACATCCCTCTGAAGACCTTGTAAGAACTCAATGTAGTTAACAAGGTCAGACTCGCCAGTGGCATTTAAGCCATCAGGAGAGGCACTCAAGAATCTGGTGGCAGGGATGCCAACACTGGCAGCTACCATTCTCAAGTACTCCCAGATTAAGTCCTTAACTCCTGAGAGCTGGATCTTCTTCTGGTCAAATTGCTCGGTAGCATCTAAGATAGATACGCCGAATACGCTTTTAATACTCTTCCAATCTTCAAATCGCTTAAGCATTGCTGCTGTGCCATCTGAGTTCTGTAGAATATTTCCTAAGCCCTCAACTGAGATCACATCAATATTAGCTTCCTGACACATCTGAGCAGCTGCATAAGATGCAGTATGAAAGTTATCAATTTGATCCATAAGTGGGATTAGTATAGAGTCGCTATACCACAGGTTCCTTTGACGTTCGTAGATTGGCAACTCTGTGCCTTCAAACCTAATAAGCCTATCTTTATGAATAGGTGTAGGGCTGTTAACGAACTGGTAAGTAGTAGGCATGCCAAATGTTGGACTCATAGGCTCTTGATCAATATCACCAACCACGGTAATACGAGTACGATCAACGACATGCATACTACGTAGACATCCTTCTTTGAGCTTTGACCAATTAACCGGTTTATCTGTTGATCTTCCGTCATTGATGTCGAACAAGATGAAGGAGGTCCCGTAGAGCCTTGCCCATTGGTAGCCTTCCCTGTACAATCTAGCGACTTCGAATGCTTTATCTGCCTCAATGGCCTCCTCTGTTGCACACTTTCGCCACTCTCTAGTCATATCCTGGGGGATGATCTTAACTACTTTCTGGCTGATCCAGTCTTCTCTGAATCTTGCAGATAAGGTATGGTGATCATAGTTTCGCCCAGAATGGTTCCATACGTTGTGCCTTGACTTATCTTTTGCAGTACCTAAGCCAGTAGCTAGGTTAGATATACCATCAGAAATGCTAAAGGTACGGGCCATAGGCTCTTTAATTGAAATAACCTCTGACATATCATGCTCCCGGGTACTGGATAGTTAACTTA